GATCTGATCTCTGCTATAATTAAGTATAATCAAATTCAGCGTTAACTGAACAATTTTAACTGGAGGAATTTAGTAATGGTTGATCTTATATACGAAGAGAATGGTAAATGGTACTTTTATAATTATGCTTCTGGTACTGAAGGTCCATTTGATACTGCTACTGATGCCAGCTTAATGTTCGAGGATTATTGTTACTGGTTCGTTCACGGCTCATCTAAGATAGGTGATGAGCTTGTATCCAAACTCAAAGAATTTCAGCTAGTTCTAAAGTACAACCATAAAGATGACGTAATAACTACTGTTCAACGCTTACTTAACCTTATGAAAACTGAAGGAGTTTAGTAATGAAAGAAGTTAATATCCTTCTGCCACATGCTCACGAATGTCCGGATTGTCATGAGTTATTTGACTGCTATTGCTCAGACGCTTCTGTCAATAAGCGTTGTCCTGACTGTTTTATGCAACTAAAATTAATGGAGTTTAATGATTGAGATAAAATGTACTGTTTGTTTAATACCGGCTTCGCCGGACTGCCCGCGAACTAGTAAGGAATTACACTATAGGAGAATGCGTAATGAAGTGTCACTTTTGCAAAGAAACTTTAGTTTTGCACGGTGAATTTTACAGTGCTGAAGTAGACTTCAGTGATGTCTCAATGATAGAAGGAGTTATAACCTTTACACTTATGTGCCAGCACTGTGGTGAGGAACTTGGTGAACACGATTTTGAAATTACGCTAGATGTCTCAGACTTCACTGATACTCATGATGAGACACTAGAACACGAACTTGAAGCTGACGTAATCAACGAGGAGTTTGTACGCTCAGCCACGCACGTAGGATTTAAGTGCACAATTCGCTTAACCTGTAGCTGTGGTGAAACAACTGACTTTGAGTACGAAGATTCAATGCGTGAAGATGAGCTTATCAATGAACTAATTATTGACTAAAGGGCCGCGCCGATAGTAGTGATTATTACCTTAAGGAGTACAGCACATGCAACGATTGCTTGATGTGTTTCAGCTGATATTTTACCTTGCTCTTACAGCAGTGATAATATTCTGTGGTATTGAAGCAGGATTAGCCTTTCGCTCTATAGCTGACAGTATAAGGCAAGGAGATATTAAGCATGATCAAGCACTAAAGGATCATCCGGAAGGACTCAAGGAATTAGAGAACTTGCGCAGACAGCGTATTCAATGAGCTTAATCTTACTATAGCCGTGGTTCGGTGAAACTGAAAGGAGATAACTTAAATGACGCCCGAACAAAAAGAAGCTTTGGCTTCCATGCTTAAGGCACTAGCACCTAACGAGCTGCGTATCATTCAGTACGAGTCCAAAGGTGGACATAAGTGCTCAAACAGCACTAATCTGACAACTTGTTGTGGTGTCGTGCGTTGTCAAGCGTGTCATATACCTCACTTAAAGGAGAAACATGACGTAGCTATATTGCACGCCTACCAAAAGTTCGTGAGCGCAGGATCACTTACATGGCAAGTGCGCAAATACAAAACTCCATACAAAGACAAGGAGAACAAGAAAGCTCGCACAACACGTGCAAAGAATCCTATTACTAAGCACTTTGATAATCCAGCTGATCTTGCCGACGCAGTTGATGATGACGATTTAGAGCGAGTGCTAGAAATGCTGAAACGAAAGCTTGGCAAATGAAGGAGTTATAATATGAACTTAGGACTATTACGTATAGTAAAAATGAGTGATATTGTATGCGACTTAGATACGCGTGCGCGTCAGAGCTATGGAATAATAAGTGATCTTGCCAACTCAATCAATGAGCAAGGCTTGATTCATCCTATAGTGTTGTACTCTCCAAATGGAGAAGCACCATACACGTTAGTTGCAGGAGCAAGGAGACACCAGGCGTGTCTTAATGTGCTAAAGTGGACAGAAATCTCATGCCGTATTTATAACACGTTAATGACTGAGCACGAATTGAAAGCTATAGAATTGCACGAGAATTTAGACAGGAAAGATTTGACCAAGGACGAGGAATCGTACTTACGTGCACAGTTGCATAAAACACTGGTCGAAATACACGGTCCAAAAATAGCCAAAAGTCCAACTGCACCTGGCCAGTCCGTTAGTGATACCGCTAAACTACTTGGTGTACATCGTAGTACGTTACATAGGGATATTAATGCTGTAAAGCAACCTCCGTTCGTGCCAACCTCTCCTCAAAATTTAACGCGTGATGAGTGGACTGCTTATGTGAAGTCTGGAGGTAAAACTGATAAACCAAACCCTTTGTTGCATGATGCAACAAAGCAACAATGGTCCACTAATTTACGAACCGTATTTATACGCATCGCACAACAATTAGTTATAAGGGCGCAAGCTGATGCACCGCCTGAAGAATTACGCGAATTGCTGAAGCTGCTTAGTGCTAATATAGAAAGGTCTTGAATCAGCCTTAAAATGCAAAAGCAGTGAAAAAAGGGCTTGACAAACGGATTAAAGTGTGTTATAATCTCTGTATGATTGGAGGTGGGAACGAAAACTTAATTTCTGAAAGGGCTGCACGAACTTATCTCATTTAACGTATCACACGAAAGGTAATCAATGAAATCCGAGCAAATTAGCGTAAAGACACAGGGCAAGCCAGAGATAGAATTCTCCTACGATTTCTCTGAGACGCTTCCAGAAGCGGTGAAAACGTACGGTGAGGATGACGTACATGAACTCTTCAAGCGTGCACTTACAATTGCTGCTCAAGCAAATGCACGCAAGATGCTAGCAGCTGGCCTAACACCTGAGCGTATTCAGATAGAAATGAGCAACTGGAAGCCCGGCGTTTCTGTGCGTTTGACTTCTTCTATTAAGACAGTTGATCCGATGAAAGTTATTAGTGAGAACTTCGATGATTGGACTCCTGAACGCCAGGAAGAAATCCTACGGCTTATTCAGGAGCGATTCGCAAAGCGTGGCGAGCCAGCAGCTGCTGCTCCAGTTGAGAATGGAACTCCTGAGCCTACAGCAGAAGAGATTGCCGCGATCACTGAAGGAGTAAATGGTGATACTCAAGAGTCAACGACGCAGACTGTTGAAGCTGCTGCCTCAACTGAGACTCCAGCGCATGACTATAATCCTGCAGAAGGACGCGGACGGCGTAATCGCTAGCAACATAATTGCTGCGGTTAAACTTTAACCAAAGTGATCTGCCGGATGCTCAATGGTCCGGCAGTCACACTTAGGAAGATATTTTGTCTAGATTACTGTATATTGCTGGTCCATACTCTTCTGCCGACAGTAAACAGAAGCGTTCTAACATCGAAGCAGCAATAAACGCAGCTGTATGGTGTGCACGTAATGGTATATACTATTTCTGTCCTCACATGAACAGCGCGTATTTTGACGACTTGGCACCAGACGTACCTGTAGAATTCTTCTACAATATGGACTTACGTATTGCAGAGGTGTGTACTGCAGTATTTATGCTTCCTAATTGGGAACAAAGTAAAGGAGCAACTGAAGAATATCACTTTTTTGCTCGCTCAAATAAGCCCGTATTCTACTGGCCTAATGAGCAGGAACTATTACTGAAGTGGTACCACTAAGGAGAATAAATGAGTGACAACAAGAAAGTGTATATCGTGGCTAAAGGATTCCACGATTTTGCTGCAGCCGAACAACATGGCAAGCTGATATTCCTATCTGATGAGCCAGTTAACAGATCAGCTGTCAGTAATATACTGCGGCAATTCATACCTAAAATGGCAGACAGTAAGGAGGATGACTTTATCGTTATAACTGGACTATCAGTGATGTGCTCAATAGCATGCGTGATTTTCGCAATGAAACACAAACGCTTAAATTTGTTGCTGTTCGATGCTGCAAGTGACAAGTATATCAAACGAAGCGTGTTGTTGGACTCAATACTACAAGTGGAGAAAGAAGTTGACAGAGTACTACAATAATAATCAGGTTAGAATCCAGCGATTTATGCTAGTGATGCATGAGCCTGATGTAGAACAGGAATTCTTAGAGCGGATAGTAAAAACTAGCACGTGTTGGTTGATGATAGGAGGTGGATTATATCCTTCTTTTAGGAACGTACATGGCCACGTAGCATCTTGGCTAATACATTACGGTCCTATTACGGCAGGAATGTTAGTGCTACATAAGTGCGATATATTCCACTGTATTCGGCCACAGCATTTATATCTAGGAACCAAGTCTGATAATGCGAAGGATGCTTATAGAAGAGGCCAAATGAAGCAAGAAAGAGCGCTCGATGGAAACAAGTTTGAAATGGCACGCTATGCTCACGTAGAAATCGGACTCACACAGAAGCAAGTATCACAGCTATTTAATGTAGGAGTGGCATCAGTCGGAAGAGCACTAAATAGCTCAAAGCGTGGAAGATATACTAAGAGGACTAAGAAATGAAGTTGTTAGATATTCTGCCTGAGCAGGATACTTGGAGCGTAATTGATCCGTCAAAGTTATCAGTATACATGTCATGCCCTAGAAAATTCTTCTATGAGCACGTGTTACAATGGAGAGAGGATTATACTAACAACCATCTCTGGTTTGGTTCGTGTTGGCACCTGGCAGTCGAGCACTTGTTAAATAATAACTACTCGACTGAGTCTATAGAAGAAGCGTGTGTTATGTTCTACAATTCATATCGCTTACAATTGGATAGTGAATCTGATGGTCTTTTCGTGCCAAAGGATCCACAAAATGCTATGCAAACGCTGGTCAAATATGCAGAACGATTTCGTACTGATGTTCGTGACTATAACGTACTCGGTACTGAAATTGGCGGCACAGTTCTGATTGCACCTGATTCTCCGATGTTCTTCAAGATTGACGCACTCCTGCAACGTAAGCGTGATGGAAAAGTAATTTGTTTGGACCACAAAACTTCGCAGCGTCGAATGAATAACTGGTCAGAACAGTGGTTACTAAGCACGCAGATGCTCACCTACTTACACGTTCTCTACTGTTTATTCGGTGAATCAGATGAGGTTGGAGGAATACGTGTGCGTTGCAGCTTCTTCTACAAAGCTAAGCCAAGCGAGTTTGACGAAGCAATAGTCGAGAAGAGCCTAAATCAGATGCAATCATGGCTCACAAGTCAAACTAATTGGTACGACTCACTTCAGTACGACCTGAAATTTCTACTCGAATCGGAAAGCACTGAAAGTGCAGCTATGCGCTCATTTCCTATGAATGAAAAAGCATGCTTTAATTACGGTAGGAAATGTGCGTACTTTGACTTCTGTAATGCGTGGAGTAATCCATTAACTAGGTGTGAGCAAGTACCAATGGGCTTCAAGCATGAAGTTTGGGACCCACGTACGGATTCGGGTGCTAAACAATTTATTGACTTAACCAAGGAGCAAGTAGAAAAATGAGTGAACCTATATGCCCTAATTGCAATGGTACTGGTAAAGAAGACGTAGTTATTATTATAGCAGGCAAGAAGCACGACAAATGCTCGCTGTGTGATGGCAGTGGCATAGCAACGGATGATGAAGTAGGTGAATTTACACAGTACTTACAGGAGGAATAAATGCCACTTGATGCACGTATCGAAGCTGAGCGTTTACGTAACTTATATAAGGAAGACCCAAAGCAAAGCTCGTTCAATTTATTACTGATGGGAGAAACTGGAACGGGGAAAACTTTTATTGCACGTACAGCTCGTAAGCCTGTTCACATAGATAGCTTTGATCCTGGTGGAACACTGTGCTTGCGTGAGTGGATTATGAAAGGCGATATAGTAGCTGATACTCAGTACGAGAATGAAGATCCTAAATCACCAAAGATGTTCTCTGAGTGGTGTAAGAACTTTGAAGCACGAGAGAAGGATAAGTACTTCGAGAGCTTCGGCACATACATGCTGGATTCAAGTACGCTATTCGCTGAAGCAATTATGAACTCTATTCTAAAGGCTGCTAACTTAACAGGGCAGGCACCAAGATTTACTCATGATTACGTGCCACAAAAGGTACTGATTCACAATTGGTTCAAACGTATACTTGCATTGCCATGTGATGTAATTGTCACGGGTCATATTGAGCCAATTAAAGACGACGTATTGGGCAGTGTTGAATGGCGCTTCATGACCACCGGCAAAGGTGCAACTATTATTCCTCTGCTATTCACTGAGAAGTGGATTGCTCACACTAAACTATCAGCTAGTGGTGTTGAGTATCAGATACTCACTCAAAGAACAGGCAAATATGTGGCTAGTAGTAGTATTGCTGCAGGCAAGCTGGATACATTTGAAGTACCAGATATTAAGAAGATTTTAGCTAAGTGTGGATGGCCAACTACTGATAAACCCAGCTTGTTTGGTAGCAAGTAATGAAACTACGTGAAGTTAGACGTGCGATAATGGAAAGGGATTTAACACACAAGCAGGAATTGTTGCTAGGAGCAGCCGCTCTTTTAGCGGCGTTCATATTCATGCTATGGATAGGAGTATAGGTGGATCACGACGAGCACTTAAGGATTCATGATGAGCTGTTTAAGGATCTAGCATCATTGAATACTAGAATGGTAGTAGCTATAGAACGAATCGACAAATCATTAGAAATAGTTATACAGCTGTTACAAGAACGGAGAAATAACGACAGCAGCAATGGAGTTTAGTATGGAGCTTGCAGAAGAAACCTATAAACTAACGCGGCAATTATACCGTGATGCAATGCGGCTAGTAAATGGTGCGACAGACGATAGCACTAAGAATATAGCCCTTGTTAGAAAGGAGCATTTATTAAGATTACGCGATACGCTACAAGAGCTAAGAAGGACTAGAAAATGATTGAGGAATTAGTAATGGCACGAAAGAATAGAAGTGCACATCCAACTGACGCTGATTTTCGTGGCGATCAGCAACAGGAACCTAAACTCATGAGAGGTCCGCAAGAGGATGAAGAAACTAAACCAAGTGTAATTAACAGGAGCGGCAAAATGCCTATTATTGATTTCACTGAATATGATCTCGACAATCTGCCAGAGCTGAAGATACTTCCTGCTGGCACTGAAGCAAAGCTACGCATACTCGAAGTAAGTATAAAGCCTGACAAGAACAGCGATAATATGCTGCAAATTCGGCTCGACGTTTCTGATGAGCCGTTGGTTAAAGAAGTATACTGGCAGTGCCATCTGCCTACTAGGAACATGACTGAAAAGCGAGTAATCATGCTCAAGAGATTT